AAGACCAAGAACTACTAAACTACGTCATGCAAACTTACGATTTAACACCACGAGGAATTATTGAAGCGTTAGATTTACTAAATGTAGACTACGAAAAAGTAGCAGAGGGGTGTCATTTCTATGGCGAAAAAAACTGGTAGACCACCGAAGCCAGCAGCAATATCGACTGGCAACGAGTCAAACGAATTCAAAGAAACGCAAGCGAGAATAGAACAGAACTTGCAAACCAAAGCAACGCTAAGAGCTCCAACGCAACTATCTGCAGAAGCAAAAAAAGAATGGCGACGAGTCATGAAACTTTACAAAGAAATGGACGCTGACATTTTGTCAAACCTAGACGAAATGACGCTGATTATTTACTGCGAAGCGGTAGCCATTTATAAGAAAGCACAAGAGCTGTGGATTAACTACCAAGCAGTAGTCACAACAGATCCAAGAAGCCAAACGATAATTGACAAAACTTTTAGAACAATGGAAAAGCAATCACAGATCATAGCCAAGTGTGCAAGTGATCTCTGCTTAACACCAGTCGGCAGAGCAAGAATGGGGATCAACCCAGCTGATAAAAAGATAGACGATCCGCTAGAGTTAATGTTCCAGAAATACGAGGAATAACCCATGAAAGACTACGTAGGCATGTACATCGACCAAATCGAAAACAAAAAGGTCGTGGTAGGGAAAAAGATCCGTCAGTTTTACTTAAACATCGTCAAACCGATAGTGGAAGACAACCACCCAAAGTACAGATACGACGCAAGTAAGGGTGCATTTTTCATAGAATTTGCTGAAAGATTTTGTAAGCAGTCGAAAGGGAAATGGCGAGGAAAAAGGGTAAGAATGATGCTCTGGCAGAAAGCGATGTTCCAAACTTTGCTAGGGGTAGTGGATCGAGAAACGGGCAAGCGTAGATTTAATGAAGCTTTTATAGTAGTAGGTAGAAAAAACGGAAAGTCGTGGATTTTATCAGCATTCGGGATTTTTCTTTTGTTAACAACCAAAGGAGCAGAAATCTACGTAGCAGCAACAACACACGCACAAGCGTCGAGGATCTGGGAGGAATCAAGATGGATCATTGAAAACGAAACGATCCTAAATAAACGCTTTACATCTAAAGTGTTCCCACAAAAACAAACAGAAAGTAAAACCAGCGGCTCGTCATTTAAAGTGCTAAGCAGGAACACGAAAACTCAAGACGGGCTAAATGTAGCCTATGCAATCATAGACGAGGTGCATGAGTTATCAAGAAAAACATACGACATTCTAAAGCAAGGGATGTCAGCAGCGATCGACGAGCCAATAATGCTTATGATTACAACGGCTGGCTTCGTTAGAGAGGGACTATTTGACGACACATACAACTACGCAAAACAAGTGCTAGACGGAACGATAGAGGGCGACAGCTTCATGCCAGTAATCTATGAGCTAGACAACGAACAAGAAATCAACGACGAGGAAATGTGGATCAAAGCGAATCCAGCAATCGACGTGATAAAGCAGCGGGACTTTTTAAGGGACATGGTCGCAAAAATGAAAGTCGACATGAACATGGCAAACACAGTGAAAGTAAAAGATTTCAACTTAATCGGTGTAGAAAACAACGCATGGCTATCATACGAGGACTTTGTAAACGAGGAGGTCTACAGCGAACAAGAGCTCCGCAAATTTGACAACACAATGGTACTTGGAGGATTTGACCTTTCAAGAACGGGTGACTTAACAGCATTTAATACGCTTTTATTTGACCGAGAGAAAAAGAAAATAGTAGCGATCACACAATACTGGATCACCGCAAAGTTCCTAGAGGATCAAAGAAACATGGACTCAAAAATACCATTTCAAGCGTGGATCGATAGAGGCTTAATCCGAATAAGCGGACAAGAGCTGATAGATTACCACGACATAGCAAACTACGTGGCAACGAACTTCCAGAAATACGGCTGGATGTACGCAAACATTTACTACGACAGCTACTCAGCACAATACCTAGTAAACGAGCTCGAGTCATTAGGTTACGCAAAGGATCACTGCTTAATTGCAGCAAGGCAAGGTTATAAAACGCTATCTAGTCCAATGCAACTTTTAGAAGCACACCTTAAAAATAAAACGCTAGTCTACCAGAATAACCCAGTAACACGCTGGTGCATTTCAAACGTAGAACTAGAACAAGACAGAAACGGAAACATGATGCCGTCAAAGAGATCAGACAAGAGAACAAGAAAAATCGACGGCTTCTCAGTAATACTAAACACTTACATTGGGGTAGAAAAAAACCTAAACTACTACTTAGAATAAGGAGGTCAAAAATGTGGGATTTTGGTCACGATTAATCGGAAAGAAAAAAGATATTAAAACAGTAGAAAAGAGGATGGGGTTGGTCGACTTTTTAATGGCGAATTTCAGTGGCAAATACTCAGCCGAAATGAACTCAACCTACGTGTCGCTGTGCAACACACACGCAAAGCACTTCTCGAAAATTAAGCCACAAGTTTATTTGAAAGACGAGCCAGCGAACAAGCACAAGTACCTAAACACGATCCTCAGTTTAAGACCAAACGAGCTAATGTCAGCTTCACAATTTTGGGAAATGGTCGCAAAAGATTACTTCATGCAAAACCTAGCATTAATCTTTATCGAATGGGACTACACAAGACTGCAGATCCCAATTAAAAGATTATACCCATTACAAATTGACGCAAATCAAGTGAAAGTGGCAGAAAGCGAAAGCGGCGATTTTGTAGTTCAGTTTTTATTAGACGGCGAAACAATGTACGCAACCACAGACGACCTAATAATACTGACACGAAACTCAGATCCGAAATTTTTATTTGGAAAGCTCGACAAATCGATAGACACAGTACTAAAGGTGCTGCAGACAAACTACGAGGGGATCGAGCAAGCGATCAAGACGAGTGCATACTTAAGATTTATCGTCCAGTCGGCAACACCGCTAACTGACGACACGAAAAAACAAAAGGCGAAAAGATTTGCGGAGGATTATCTAGGAAGCGAGGCAACGGGGGTTGCTTATGTGGACGCAGCACAAGATATAATCCAAGTTAACAACAGCCAAAAGTACGTACAAAAAGAGGAAATGGAATTCTTTGAAAAGCAGCTCTACCAATACTTAGGAGGAAACGAAAAAATCCTAACAGCGACTTACAACGAGGACGAGTGGCAATCATACTACGAGTCAACCATTGAGCCGCTGGTAATTAAGCTGCAAGACGAGCTAAACTATAAACTTTTTACACCACGAGAACGTGAGGAGGGCAATCACGTAGTAATCGATAGCAACAGACTGCAAACGGCAAGCTTAACAACAAGAATAGCGATAGCCGATAGATTACTGAAACTACCAGTGGTAGTGCCGAATGTGATCAACAAACTTTTATACGTTCCAACATCAGAAAGCGGCGACAAAGAATACAGCTTCCTAAACTACGTGCAGTCGAAAGATCAAACAGAGTACCAAATGGGGTACGAAAAAATAGAAACAGAAAAAGAGGAAACCAAAGAGGAGGAGGAATCAAACAATGGCTAATCAAACAAGAAACAGAATGTACGAAAAAAACGACTATAGACATTTGGCACAATTACGAGCCGTAGATTTTCAAGATCAAGAACATGAGGAGGGCAAAGAGCCAAAAATGATAGTCGAGGGGAAAGCGATCACCTACGACGAGCCAACGGTACTATTTACATACGACGGCGAGGAATACAAAGAGGTAATCGAAAAGGGAGCATTTGCATACGCAGATTTAAAGGATGCATTTTTCAAGTACAACCACACCGACTCAATCATGGCGATGGCGAGATACAAAAACCAAACGCTAAAGTTTGAGGAAAGGGACGACGGGGTGTGGATTACTGCAGAACTAGCAAACACATCAGCTGGGCGTGACCTTTATGAACTGATTAAAAGAGGGGATATTGATAAAATGTCATTTGCTTTTAACATAGAGGAGGAGGACTACGACGAAGCAAACAGAACATGGTACGTCCGCAAGATTTCTAAGATCTGGGATGTAGCAGCAGTGCCAGTACCAGCGTACGACAATACGCTAATTTATGCTAGACGACTCGGCGAAGCGGAGGCAAACCGAGTAAAAGAGGTGGAGGCTTCAGTCAAGCTAAACAAAGAAAAAAGAGAACTAGCACAAAACAAAGTCGCAGCCTTAACAAAGTTTTACAAGAAATAAAATAGGAGGAATTAAAAGTGGAACAAAAAAGAACACACAAACAATTACGAGAAAGAGCCTTTGAAATTAAAGGACGCATTGAGGTAATCGAACTAGCAGTGGAAAATCCAGAAACAACCACAGAACAACTAGACGAGATTATAGCAGAAGCTGAACAACTACAAGAGGAGCTAGAACAAATCAACGAGGAAATGAGATCACTAGCTAAAAAATCATTTGAAAGAGGAAAAGAGGTAAAAATTGAAATGGAAAATTCAAAACTTGAAGCATTAAAAGAAAGAGGCGAAGCCTACAAACAAAAAAGAGCAATCCAACTTGCTGATTTAGATATCTTAAAACCAAAACACACAAGCGAAACATTAAACCCAGCATTTGAAAGCGTAAGCGGACTGGCAGACCGAGTACTAATCACAAATGTAAACGGCGGCGAAACTTACGAAAAAGGCTACGTGAAAGAATACGCACTAGGTAAAGAAACTGCAGAGGGCGTCCTTTACACTGACACTGAGCCAACATTTGCATACGCAACAATTACAAAGGTAAAATTAACAGCTTACACCGAAGTATCTGAGGAATTAATCAAACTAGCACCAGAAGCATACGCAGTCGAAGTAGAAAGAAATCTAGGAATTGCGATCCGCAGAAAACTAGTTCAAGAAATCCTAGCTGGTCAAGGAGGAGCTGGACACTTTACTGGTATTTTTGGATCACCATCAGCGATCACTGCAGCAAATGACATCGAGATCACTGCAATTGACGAAAACACACTAAACAGAATCGTCCTAGCATACGGATCAGACGAGGAAGTAACTGATGGCGTTTTAATTTTATCTAAAGCGACACTTTTGGATTTTTCAAAAGTTAGAGGAACACAAGATAAAAAACCAGTTTATAACATCGACTTTAATGCAAGAACAATCAACGGCGTGCCATACATTATCACAAGCCACCTAAAAGGAATTGCAGAAGCACAAGCTGGTGACTTTTTAATGGCATACGGAGCTCCAACTAACTACGAGGTTGCAGCTTTCTCACCAATTGAAGCACAAAGATCAGACGACTATAAATTCAAAAACGGACAAATTGCATACAAAGCAAGCGGCTTCTTCGGTGGTAACGTAACAGTGGCTGAGGGATTTGTAAGAGTTAAGAAAGCTGCATAACGTACCGCTTGACCGACAAAACCAAGCCAAAATGGACTTTTAACCGAAACAACGAGCAAAAGGACATCCTAAACAACAAAACAGCGAAATAAACGAAAATAGGAGGTAGCGAAAAATGCAAAAA